GCCGCCGGCCAACAACGCCCTGGCCGACGCCTTCGCCCGCGCCAAACGCGGCGGCTGAACCGGCCTGGATCCACCCGCCAGGGGCCGCCGCGTGCGGCCCTTGGCGTGTGTGGCGGGCAGGGCACTTCTGGTTTCACTTCCCGTTGTTCACACTTCCCCTCAAATGCCCGTAGGCTGGGCAGGCGCCGGGGAGGCCACATGACAACGCACCAGGCAGGGCCAGAAGTTCGGGCGGGGCCAGATGCCATAAGGCGCGGCATCCGGCTGCGTGCGTGGCCGTGGGCATGAGCCACGATCCGGCCGGCACCGCGCACGCCGCCGACGCGGCGTTGCGTGACATCACCGAGCGCCACCGTCGCCTGCAGATGATCATCGACGGCACCGGTGCCGGCACCTGGGAATGGAATGTCCAGGACGGCCGGATGTGGGTCAACGAACGCTGGGCGCAGATCGTCGGCTATACCCGTGACGAACTGGCCCCGATTACCCCCGACACCTTCTTCCGGCTGGTCCACCCCGACGACCTGGCCCAGTCCAACACGCTGCTGCGCGAACACCTGGAAGGGCGTTCGCCGCACTACGACAGCCTGTGCCGCATGCGCCACAAGGACGGCCACTGGATCTGGGTACAGGATCGCGGGCGCGTCCACGAGTGGGACGCGCAGGGACGGCCGATCTGGATGGCCGGCGCGCATGCCGATGTCACCGACCTGCAGAACGCGCGGCAGGACGCGGCCAACATGCGCCAGCGCCTGCAGGCGGTGGTGGATGCTTCAGATGAAGTGGCGGTGATCGCCACCGACATCGACGGCGTGGTCAACCTGTTCAACAGCGGCGCGCAGAAACTGCTGGGCTACACGCCCGACGAGGTGATCGGGCGGGTCACCCCGGGCCTGTTCCATGACCCGGATGAAATGATGGAGTACCTGCGGCCCCAGGCCGATGCCGACGGGCGCGTACCTACCGTGTTCGAGGCGCTCATCGCGCATGCGGCGGAGGGTACCTGGTCGCACCAGTGGACATACGTGCGCAAGGATGGCGAGCGCCGCCAGGTGCGGCTGTCGATCAGTCCACTGGATGCCAGCGGCGGTCATCGGATCGGCTACGTCGGCATGGCCGTGGACATTACCCCGCTTCTGGAAGTCCGCGAGCAGGCCTACCTGGCCGCCGAGAAATTCGCCGGTGCGTTCTCTTCCGCCGCGCTCGGCATGGCGCTGGTGTCGCTGGAAGGGCGCTGGCTGGACGTCAACGACGCGCTGTGCGGCATCCTGGGCTACACCCGCGCCGAACTGCTGGCGGTCGACTTCCAGACCCTGACCCACGCGGACGATCTCAATACCGACCTGGCGCTGGTGGCCGACCTGCTCAACGGGCGGCGCGACCACTACCACATGGACAAGCGGTACGTGGGCAAGCGCGGCAACATCGTGTGGGGCCGGCTGTCGGTGTCGCTGGTGCGCTCGGAACATGGCGAGCCACTGCATTTCGTGTCGCAGATCCAGGACGTCACGGCGCAACGCCAGAGCAGCCTGCAACTGCGCGAATCCGAGCAGCGCACCCGCGTCACCCTGGATGCGGTGGCCGACATGGTACTGACCCTGGATCTGCAGGGGCTGATCCAATACGCCAACGCTGCGGCCACCCGCGCGCTGGCCGGGGAGGGCGCCTCGCCCCTGGCCGGTGGCCAGGTCCAGGACGTGATGGAGCTGACCACCGAATACGCGCCGCGCTCGCCGCTGGACATCGCCGTGCTGCTCGACCCGGAGAGCAACGCGGTGGACCTGCATTCGGACCTGCTGCTCTCGGTGGGCGCGCAGCTGCTGCCCGTGGACCTTACCCGTGCGTGGCTGCGCGCCGAAGACGGGCAGGTGGGCGGTGCGGTCTGGGTGATCCGCGATGTGACCCAGCAGCGTGCCCGCCAGCGTGAAGCGCGCCACCTGGCCGAGGTCGACCCATTGACCGAACTGAGCAACCGGCGCGGGTTCGAAGCCCATCTGCAGCAGGCCATCACCCGCGTCGCGCGGACCGGGCAGTCGGCCTCGCTGATGTTCATCGACCTAGACAACTTCAAGCCGGTCAATGACAGCCATGGCCACCTCGCCGGCGATGCCATGCTCTGGGCGGTGGCCAACGTGCTGCGCCACGGCGTGCGCGATTCGGACATCGTGGCGCGGCTGGGCGGCGACGAGTTTGCGGTGATCCTGGCCGGCTGCTCGCTCAAGCGCGCACGCCGCATCGCCAGCGACCTGCTGGACGGCGTGCGCACCCTGACCATCCCGTGGGACCTGCAACGGCTCAGCGTCGGCGCCAGCATCGGCATCGCCTCGATCGGCGGCAGCATGAGCGTGGACGACGCGGTGGCCGCTGCCGATGCACAGTGCTACCGGGCCAAGGCGCTGGGCAAGAACAACGTCCAGGTCGAAACCGCGCAGATGGAGGGCCTGGATCCCCTCGACACCGGCGAAACCACTGAAGGTGGCGAGGGTTGAACCTGCTGGGATCCGGGCCACGCCAGTCTCCGGAAGGGCTAAAGGTTCATCGGGTCGGGTCGATACCGTCTAGGGCAACGCGACCAGGGCGGGGCCAGGTTGGACATTGGCTGCGCTCCCTTTGCGGCCCCCGATCGCGTGACTTTGCAACATGCCGTCTGCACGCCGCAGTACCGCCGTTGTATTAGCCGCTGGAGCGACGTCATGCACGGCTGACGTCTGCGCAAGTCCCCAAGCCAATGATGTGCCGGCGGGTTGCTCCCCGTCGGATCCCAATCGCCAACGGGCACCGAGGATCACGATGATGCTTACTTCAGGTATGCACGCGCATGTGCAAGGACGTACCGACGCCGCTTCCCGCCCTTCACTGTGGCAGGCCCTGAAAGCCAGCGTGATCGCGCCCGCCCAGGCACGCCAGTCGGCCACCGCCGCCACCCAGCGACGCCAATGCGAGCTGGAAGCCCAGGTGGCTGCCCTGCACCGGGTGCAGGCGGTCATCGAGTTCGACCTGGACGGCACCATCCTGCAGGCCAACGACAACTTCCTGCAGACCCTGGGCTACCGGCTGGATGAAATCCAGGGCCGGCACCACGCCATGTTCGTCGACCCGGCCCTTGCGCAGAGCCAGGAGTACCGCGACTTCTGGGCGCGGCTCGGGCGCGGCGAATTCGACGCCGGCCAGTACCGCCGGCTGGGCAAGGGCGGCCGCGAGATCTGGATCCAGGCGTCCTACAACCCGGTGCTGGACGGCAACGGGCGTCCCTACAAGGTGGTGAAGTTCGCCACCGACATCACCGCGCAGATGCAGCAGGCGGCCGATTTCTCCGGCCAGCTGGCGGCCATCAACAAGTCGCAGGCGGTGATCGAGTTCAGCCTGGACGGGCGCATCCTCTCGGCCAACGACAACTTCCTGGCCACCACCGGGTACACGCTGGATGAAGTGCGTGGCCAGCACCACGCCATGTTCGTTGAACCCGACTACCGACAGAGCGCGGAGTACCGCCAGTTCTGGGAAAAGCTGGGCCGTGGCGAGTATGACGCAGGCCAGTATCGCCGCTTCGGCAAGGGCAGCCGCGAGGTGTGGATCCAGGCGTCGTACAACCCGATCCTGGACATGGGCGGCCGCCCGTTCAAAGTGGTCAAGTACGCCACCGACATCACCGCCCAGGTGCGTGACAGCCTGGCCATGCAGCACGCCGTGGCCCAGACCCGCGAGGTGGTGGCCGCAGCCAAGGGTGGCGACCTCACCGGGCATATCGCCACCGAGGACAAGAACGGCCCGATCGCCGAGCTGTGCGAGGGCATCAATGCACTGGTGGAGGCGATGGCGGCGATCATCGCGCAGATCAAGTTCGCTGCCGACACCATCGCGGTGGGCGCCAGCGAGATTGCCGAAGGCAACAGCGACCTGTCGGTGCGCACCGAACAGCAGGCCGCATCGCTGGAAGAAACCGCGGTCTCGATGAAGGGTCTGACCGCCACCGTGCAGCAGACCGCGACCAACGCCCGTCAGGCCAGCGAACTGGCCAGCGGCGCGGTGGACGTGGCCGCGCAGGGCGGCCATGTCGTGCACGAGGTGGTGTGCACGATGGCGCTGATCAACGAGTCGTCGCGTCGGATCGTGGACATCATCGCGGTCATCGACGGCATCGCTTTCCAGACCAACATCCTGGCGCTCAACGCGGCGGTGGAAGCGGCGCGGGCCGGTGAGCACGGCCGTGGCTTTGCGGTGGTTGCCTCGGAGATCCGGTCGCTGTCGCAGCGTTCGGCGGGCGCGGCCAAGGAGATCAAGCAGTTGATCGCCGATTCGGTGGAGAAGGTCGGCGCCGGCACCGGCCAGGTCGAGAGCGCCGGGCGTACCATGGACGAGATCGTGGTCAACGTGAAGCGTGTCAGTGCGTTGATCAGTGAGATCAGTGCGGTGGCCCAGCAGCAGAGTGAAAGCATCGGGCAGATCCACCAGGCGGTGGACCACATCGACGAAGGCACCCAGCAGAACGCGGCCCTTGTGGAGGAGGCGTCTGCCGCCGCGCGCAGCATGGAAGAGCAGGCCACCCAGTTGCTGCAGACCGTGGCGGCGTTCCGGGTGGAGGCTGCGGCCGGCGCCGCGCGCCCGGCGATGGTGGCCGCAGGTCATGGCCAGCCGGCCTTGCGCCTGGTCTGAGCGGCGTCGCTTGATGCGCCGTCTGGCAGGGGCTGCATTTTCCGTACCCCTGAATGCAAAAGGCCAGATCCGAAGATCTGGCCTGTGCAATTCCATGGTGCCGAAGGTGGGACTCGAACCCACACGCTTTTAAGGGCGGCGGATTTTGAGTCCGAACTAGAATCGTTGCGGCACAAGGGTTTCAGCCTGATTTCCACTCCGCAATCGGTCAATTCCTGGCACCTTGTAACCGTTGCTGCACAAGGCTGCCAAATCCGTTGCGGAGCGAGTTTCTACCGCGTCGGCGTCGTCTTCTGCCCGCGCCGCTGCCTCGTGTAGTGCTCGGTCATCGCCACCGTCGTGTGGCCCAGCTGCCGCTGCGCTTCGCGGATATCGCCGGCCGAGTCCGCCTTGTCGGTGGCCGCCTTCGCGCGCAGGTCGCGGAACTGCAGCCCTTCGATGCCGGCCGCCGCGCACGCCTTCGCCCAGCGCCTGGACATGGCGGTGACGCTGACCGGCTCACCGCGCTCGCTGACGATCAGGAAGGTGTTGTGCACGGTGCTGCCCACCTTCCGGCTGCGCAGGCGCTCCAGCAGCACTGCCAGCTCGCCCTCGACCGCGATGCGCAGCTTGGCCTTCGTCTTCCCCTGCTTGATGTTGACCACACCGTCGCGCACGTCCATCTCGGTCAGGCCAAGCACGTCCGCCGGGCGCTGGCCGATCAGGTAGGCCAGGTCCATGGCGTCCTGCACCACCGTGTCGGCCGCGGCGCGGATGGCCTGGTACTGGTCGTCCTCGATGTAGGCGTCCCGGCCGGTCTCCTTGAAGCCCTTGATGCCGGCGCAAGGGTTCGGCAGCGCCGTGTAGCCCTTGTCGCGCGCGAAGTTCCAGATGTGCGACAGCAGCGCCTTCTCGCGGTTGGCGCGCACCATGCCGGTGCCGCCGCGCGTGCGCCACGTCAGGTACTGCCGAACCCGCAGCGGGGTGATGGCCTCCAGCGGGCAGGGCGGGTCATCGAAGAAGCCCAGCAGCTTGTCCAGCTCCCGGCGGTTGTCCTCCTGGGTGCGCGCGGCCTTGGTCACCATCACCTCGCGGCGGTACGAGTCGCTCACCATGCGGAAGGTCAGCACAGCCACGGCCTGCGCCTTGCGGCCGCCCTCGTGTTCCGCCCACTGCTTGATGGCCAGCGCGTAGTCGCTGCCCAGCGGGATCTCGACGCGCGGCTTACCCCCGCGGTCGTAGTAATAGAACACCACCCCGGACTTCTGCTTGCGCTGGCGCAGCCGGGGGATCGCCCCGGCCTTCTTCGGTTTCCTGCCCATCGTCATGCCACCTTGTTCGGCTTCCATTCTGCGACAGCGACGGCCGCCGCCACCGCGCTATCCGGCACACCTTCCAGCGTTGCCCACAGCACGCGTGGCCGTCCGTCCAGGCCCTTGTAGTGCGCAATACCATTGAGGATCAGGAACTCCATCTGCTTGGTCGCATAGGGCGTGCCGCACAGGTCCCGCATCTCTTCGCGCGACAGGCACACCGCCGTGGTGGTGGCCTCGTTGTTCTGTCTGCCCATGTTGGTTCTCTCCGGTCAGTTCGTGGCCAGGGCAGCGCGCAGCTGCTCCGTGACCTGGTGCGCGGCGAACAGGTCGGTGGGCATCACAACCTGCGTCCTGCGCGCGGATCTCGTTTCGAGGATGTGCGCCCCCCACTGCTGAGCCATAGCCGCGGCAATGGCAGGATCGAAGCGCGAACGCTCCTTCTCCCGGTCCGGCCCGGGCGGCATGAGGTGGCACCGGGCCTCGATCTTGCCGTGCTGGGCGATCACCTGCGCCCTTGTGTGCGTGGCCACCAGCTTCGGCAGGTTCTTCAGCCACAGCGTGGCACCCTTGGTGAAAGGGCTGCCGAAGTCGTACGGCTGCACGGTCTGCGTCGGGCGACCCAGCACGCTCATGGCCAGCCCGTGCGGCTTCGAGTTCTCGTTGCCGATGAACTCGATCGGCGCGGCCATCAGGTCCTGGAACAGAAGGGCGCCTTCGAGGAAGTCACGCATGCGGTTCGGGAACTTCGGATGCCGGCGACGATCGGGCTGTGGCAGTGCGGTGTCGTCGGGGTGGTACATCCAGCGGATGCCGGCCAGCGTGTTGAAGGTGCAGTAGGGGTGGGCCACCATCGCCAGCCAGCGCCCGGCCTGCAGGTGATTCCGCACGTCGTCCTGGATATGCCAGCGCGGGTCGCCCTCGGTGGGACGCAGGTCGCACGAATAGGCATCGAAGCCACGGGCGCGGAATGCCGACGCGACCGTGTCGCTGTACTCGCAGGCAACCAAGATTGGCAGCAGCTCAGCCATGGGCCACCAACCTTGCCGCGCGCCGCCAGCACCAGCGCACGGCGCGGCAGAGGGCGACGACCAGCCACACGGTCAGGAATCCCGCCACGAGCATCAGGGCCAGCACCAGGTATTTGGCCAGCCAGAGGGCCAGGGCGTCAGTCATGGGCGCGCTCCATCGGGAAGCCGAACAGATCAGTGGCCGGCGGCGGTGGCAGTGCGCAGTCATGGCCGGCTGTTGCCGCCATCTTCAGTTCCAAAGCCTCGACCATCGGTGCGTGCTGGTGGAGAACCTCCCGGCAGTCGAGGCAGAACACCGTGATTGAGCGCTGGTTTCTGCACACAGCCCAGGTTACGCCGCTCATTCCCCCACCCCCGGCGCTGCATCGCGCTGGTCGATCAGGGCATCCACTGCTTCATCCACGCTTGCGTATTCCTGACGTGTTGGGCTGGGAATGGCCGGGGCGTCCCCCTTGAAGTCGATCCACGTCCAGCGCTTCAGCTGCTCGTCTTCGTCCCATTCAACCGACAGGAGGGGCGCGATGGCGCGCCAACGTGCGGCGTCCTGCTGCTGTCCCAAGTCGATGCCCTGCGCGGGCGAGTAGCTTTCAGCCGCTTCGATGGCGTTCTGCCACGGACAGTTGGCGCTGCTGTGCTCGCCGATATCCACGCCAGTGATAGCCGAGATGTGACCGGCGATGTCGTCGGCTACCTCGTGATAGCGGTCGCGCTGGTCGATGACACCTTCCAGAGCGCGGTCCAAACTCTCCAGATATTCTTGGTCGGCCTGCTGCGCGGGCGGGGCGGCATGAAGCGCCAGCACCTCCAGAATGGCGCAAGCGTCCTTGAAGTCGCCCATGTAGCCAGTGGCATTCGGATCGCCTTCCCACATATCGAGGACCGCAGCTGCTTTCCGGAGAATGGCGGCTTCGCCAACCTGCCGCTTGCCAGTTGCGGCGAGGGCGGCTTGTAGCATCGGTCGCATCTGCGTCTCCCACGCCTGCTTGGGCGAGATTGGCTGAGCGCCCATGTCCAGCATGTCAGCCAGCTCATAAAATGCGCGCTGGTAGCCGTAAACCGATCTATCCGGCTTAGCTACGCAGAGCGCGCGAACCTCCCTGCCTTCGACGGGCTCAACCAATTCACGTTCGTAGTCCGCCTTCCTGATCGGCCCCCATCCAGACCAAGCCCCATCGCCACCTTTGGCATCCGGATTCCAGAAACGGTACTCATAGCTCACCGGATCGGTCGCTACGGCCTGGGTTGACACGAGAGATTCCCATGCGATCCACGCCCCTCGGGTAACAGGGTGGGAATACATATCGTTGTGCGCGTAGATCTTCGTTTCCAAGCCAGCGGATTTGGCCCACGCCTCAAACTTCTCACGTACCCCCTGCTGCTCGTCCAGCTCTGCGGGCTTACGCTCGGCTGCCCATGCGCGGATGTTGTCGGCCACCACTTGGGGATCAACGATGCTACCGCCAGGCACACATGCGGTGAGCATCGCCTCGACGTCGAAGGCCAGCTCTGCGGGCTGCGGGTGGAGGTGGGGAAGGGCTGCGGTGATAGCCGCACGCATGTCTTCCTGTGCGGTTCCGCGATTGGCGATCCATTCAACTAATGCGGCGTGAACCGCCGCCTCACTGATCTTGGCCTCAGACATTTTCCTTCTCCATCGCTGCGTCGATTTGCTGTTCCCACTGCTTTGCGAGCAGCGCGGCGCCGTACCAATCGGAGGGCTTCGAGGTCTCACACGCCTTGTGGTAAGCATCGAGAAATAGTGTGTAGGCGCTGCCAGAACAGGCCGCACGCAGCCCCTCAACCTCGGCGCGACTCGCAGCGAGGGCGTCTTCTGCTGCCTGTGCACGCATTAAGTACTCTCCCGCCCTTTCAAACCAGCGCCTACGGGCGTCTTTCAGATCCTGCACCACCCGCTCGTGGTCGGTGAAGAGGACAACCTCCCCGCTATCCGAAGGGCCAAGCATTGCGCGTGTTCCCAGTACGGCCCACCGCGCCACATCCTTGGTATCAGTAGTCATGCCCGCTTCTCCTTCTTCGCCGCGATGCGTTCGTTGGCACCGCCTTCAATCTCCTTCCGGCGGCTGATGGTTGAGCGGTCGATGGGGGTATTGCCCAGGCGCTGGACCTTGCCGCCCTTGCGCTCGAACTCGGCGACGTCGGCGGCGAGCTGCTCGGCCTCGGCGGCTTTCTGCCGCGCGGTGGCGATGTCGAACACGGTCTGTGCGTGGATGCTGGTCATGCGGCCTCCGGGTGAAGCGTAGGGTTTGCACGTTCGGCTTCGATGGCGGCATCCAGCTCCGCCAAGGTTTCAGCAAAAGCCTTCTCCAGCTTGTTTCGAGCAACCTGGAGTGCGAGCAAGCGGGTGCTGCACAGGGCAACGCTCCCTTGGCTGCCGCCCGACCTCTTGCCACCGTCGTAGTACCTGTAGTGGCCGACGCTGGTGCTGGCACACGGGTCAGCCCTGAATTCAATGGTCCCGTAGGCATGGGCGCGGAATCCGAACGTGTATCGCTCATAGCCACCGGCTTCCGGAGGTGGGGTGTCTGGCGTCACCAGGTCGGTACGACGGAAGGCCCTAGCCTCAGCCAGCGACTTTTCGAGCGCGGCCATCTGTGCGCGTTCTGCCTTGTTCATGCTCATGCGATGCTCCTCAGCGGCTCGCGGCGAACAGGCCCGAACCACAGGTTGGTGACGTTGGACAGGCGGATCAGTTCCGGGTCCGGCTTGAGCGCCGGCAGCGGCGTGCGCAACCGGCGCGCGTCGTTGGTGCACATGGCGCAGGTGGGTTCCTTGCCGCGCCGCCCGGCGCCGGGGAAGGTCTCGGCGGGCAGCAGGCGGCGGCAGCCCGTGCAGGCCTTGCGCACGCTCACGGCTTCACCAGCCGCGACTGCTGCAACGACGCCCAGGTCAGGGGGAAGGGGCCTCGCTTGGCCCGTTCCAGAGCCGCGCCGGTCGATATATCCAGCCGGTTGGCGATCTGGCGCGTGGTGTAGCTCTTGCCCTCCACCACGTGGGCGAACAGAGCAGCGCGGACCAGGCCGGCGCGGCGCGTGGACTTGGCATGACAGGGGTAGAGGCGAACGTCCATCAGGCGGCCTCCTGCATCGGCTCACGCAGCTTTGCCTCGTAGCCGTCCACCATCACCCGGAAGCGTTCCAGGTCATCGCGCATGGACGTGATGAAGGCCTCGTCGCGCTCGAACCGGCGCCACCACAGCTGCTTGCCGGCAGGTTCCAGCGCCGGGCAGTACAGCCCGATGTGCCACCACTGCCGACCGGTGATCCACATGCAGCCCTGGGCCTGCTCGAACACCTCGCTCGCGTCGTTGTCGACGTGGAAGCTGCGCAGCTTCTCCGGGTTGATGAAGCACTTGTATTCGGAGCCACCGTCGCTACCGATCAGGCCGTCGGCCGAGCAGCCGAAGCGCTCGCAGTCGCTGCGAACGAAGCCTGCCCTCTGCACGATCAGTCCCGATTGAATCTCGTGTTCGGCGCGTGCAGCCGGCTCCAGTTCCTTGCCGCGCCGCATGGCGAACGTCTCGAAACCCTCGTCCAGCGGCTCACCGCTGATGCGCTCGATGGCCAGGCGGAAGGCGTAGTTCTTCGCCTCCTCACTGTAGTCGCCAACCGGCTCTCCGCGCAGCGCCTTTTCGATGGTCGCGGACTTGGGAATCACCTTGTAGCCGGCCGCTGCCGCTGCGTCCTTCTGGGGCGTGCCGGCATGCACCGCCTCGACGTACTGCCGCTGGCGTTCGTCCAGCTCGCCCACGCGCTTCCGGGCGGTGCTGAACATGCTGGCGGTAATCACCCCGGCACGGAGGAGGTGCCAATCAGGACTGCCCTGCTCGCATGGGAAAAGGATCACGGCACCACCTCGCTGGCTTCGCCTTCGATCACGTCGGCGCCGGCCTTTGCGGCCTCAGCCTTCAACGCGTCCAGCCCGGCACCGCCGATCAGCTTGCGCTGCTGCGGCGTGAGCTTCGCCCACGACTCGCCCAGCGCTTCCAGACCCGCCGTGGCGATGTCCTGCAGGCTGGCATACAGCGCCGTGCGCTCGGCTTCCTGCTCATCTGACAGCGCCGCAGGCAGCGCCTGCTGCTGAGTCTGCTGCCCGGTCAGCACGGCCAGGCCTTCGCCGCCGTCGGTGTTGAGGTGGTGGATTGCAGCCTGCAGACGCTCGGTCTTCGGCCAGTACTTGTACTCGCGCTTGACCACGGTCTTCTTCGCCATTTCGCCCCAGTCGGTCAGCCACGGGCACGACTTCTGCTTCGAGACCCATGCCTTCCACGCGGAAGAGCGATCACGGATCGCGTTGATTTCCTCGACGGACATTGCGCCGGTCAGGTAGTCGCCGTCGGCGGTCTTCACCACCACGTACACGCCCACGATCTCGCCTCGATCCTTCGCAAACGGGTTGCGCAGGTGGGTGGGCTGCTGGTCGATGCCGTTCAAGACGAAGGTGTCGGTTTCGTACACCAGCTCGGCCTGTCCCCAGCGGAGAGAGCCAGAGTCGATGGCAAGGTCCATCAAGCCCATATAGCTGATGTCCAGGCAGATCTTGCCGTCGCGCGGCACCAGGTATGCCTGCTTCTTCGCCGGGTTGAGGCTGATGCCGATGGCCGCGATGTTGACCACCGCGTTGATCACCGACTGGCGATTGCCCATCGCGATCTTCATCGCGTATTCGTTGCCGTACAGCGACTGGAGCGCGAATTCCGCTTCACGGTCAAAGTTGATGGAACGGTCCGTCAGCACCGAGACGAATGAATCCTTGGTGCCGTAGACGGACTGCTCGATGGTGACGATCTGGTTCATGTCGGCCTCAGTAGCTGATGGAGACGGCGGGCACCTTGCCCTGTGCGATGAGAGTTACAACGGCCTTTGCCACCTCTTCGGAGACGCCGCCAGTTACGAGTGCTTCGACAGCTGCGATGTTGATGCGGCGGCAATGAGCCTTGTTGGCGGCGCGGCGCTCTTCGTCCTCCCGCTGGCGCGCTTCCTCAGCCAACCGGTCACGCTCGCGCTGCTCGGCTTCGCGCTGCGCCTTTTGTTCGGCCTGGCGCACGGCCTCTTCCTTGTCCCGCTGGGCACGCTCGGCGGCATCCTTCGCCCGCTGTTCGGCTGCGGCGGCTTCGCGCTGGGCGGCGGCCTGCGCATCAGCTGCGGCCTTCTCGGCCCGCTCGATGGCTTCCTGCGCCTCGCGCTTGGCCTGTGCGTCGGCGTCGCGCTTGAGCTGGGCCTCGCGTTCAACCCGGGCGGCTTCGGCCTGCTCAGCGGCGACGCGCTGGCGCTCGGCTTCCTCGGCGGCGCGGATGGCCTCTTCCTTGGCGCGCAACTCAGCCTCGCGGCGCTCCAGGTCGGCTATGCGCAGGGCTTCGGCTTCTGCCTTGGCGCGCTCTTCGGCCTCGACGCGCTCACGCTCGATGCGCTCCTGTTCGGCCTCCCAATCGGTCAGGGGCTGGCGCACTTCATCGCGCAGCGCGTCCAAGGTGTCGCGGGCCTTCTTGCGCGCAGCATCGATATCGCCGGTCTGCTTTTTCAGGTCGGACACCAGCGCCTTGCCAGCGTCATCGATAGCGGTTTTCGACCTGGACACCTTGTAGGCGACCGATGCGATCTCCTTGCGGCCCGCTACGGTATTGACGTTGGGGACCAGGCTCACGGCTTCGGTGCGGATACGCTGCAGCAGGTCGTCCAGCGTGCCGCCGGTGAAGACTTCGACAGCGTTGACGGATTCGAGCGGGATGAGGGCTTCGGACATGGCAGTTCCTTTGTCTGTATGAAATAAGAGCCGGCTTTGGGGACCCGGCCGGCGCGGGTGGTGCTGCCCGTGGGGAGCGGGCAGCGGGGGATTACGGGGCGAGGGCGTGGCTAGGGAGTGCACCGACCTTCACGAGCAGTTCGTCAGCGGACCCGGGCATGTCCTCCGGCGTGGCCGGAACGGTGAACTCGGAGCTGGACAGCAGATCAATGGCGGCAGCTACGGAGAAGGGTTTGTCGGTTTCGAGCTGGACGCGCTCGCCGTACTGGCCGCCGACCGCTGCAGCCAGGTCATCCCACGATTCCAGCTTCACGCCATGGCAGCAGAGCGCAATGCGCAGGAGGTCGCCGCGACCCAGTTTGTATCCGCGCTCGCGGTACTTGATCGTGCGGAGCAGCGAGCCAAAGGGATACCGAGTGCCGCTGTGGAAGCTCAAGTGCCGCTGGGCGTTGTGCTTGAAGAAGTCGCGGTGGAACACGAAGGACTCCGCATCCACGTCGTAGGCAGCCATGCAAACCGTGAAGTCGAAAGCGTCGAAGATCTCGTTCGCATCTTCGAAGAAGTCGAAAAGCATCAGCTGGACGATATCGTCGCCCTGCGCGAAGGTTACGGCGCGATCAGATGCGGCAATGCACCACAGGCCGCCCTCGTAAGCACTGCGCACGGCGTCGATGAATGCCTCCTTCGTCTTGAAGTAGATATCCACGTCGTTGATCGGCTGGCCGGTGAACACGCTGGTCAGCGCACCACCGGCGATGAAGGAATTGCGCGGCGTGAAGCTGACTGAAGCAGTAAGCAATTTCTTCAGTTCGGGAGCATGGGCAGTCATCGGGGTTCCTTGAGATGGGGTGGGCTGCGCGCGGCGGCGGCAGTCGTTACGCGGCGGCGAGGTCTTCCTGCACGGGCGCGCCGGCGGGGAAATCAGGACCAGGCCACCGGCCAGCACATCGCGCACGCGAGCGCGGCGGTGATGCCGTAGCAGGCAACGCAGGCGGCGAAGTCGGACCAGCTGCGGCAGCCGGTGGCGGTCAGGAGGCGCATCACGGCTCTTCCTTCTTTGGCGGATCGCCCGCAACCACCTTCTCCAACCCCTTCTTCGCGAGGTCGTAGAGGTCGCTCGCCTCGGCTTGGAATCTCTCGTTGTTGGCGATGGCTGGGATGACAATCATTGCTGCCGCTGTCTTGCTGGACGGCAGGAATGTCGCGGCGAGAAGTGAAACGCCCCATACCAATGAAACCGCGAATCCGAGTAGGCGAGGGGCAAGACCCTCAGTTTCCGAGAGGATGAAGCCCCACAGAAACGGAACGGCAAACAGCCCGACAAGCGATGCGAAGACCACAACAGTATTGATTGCGTCCAACTGCATGACCCAATAGATTTGCCAAGAACTAATCACTCGTCTTCTCCTTGCGCGCAGACGCCCCAAATGGCCTCGTGCTGGTTGATTTCGATATCCGCGTTGCCCAGCAGCAGGCCGTCCATGCGGTACTCGGTGACGGACAGGCCGGGTGCGGTCGGCGGGGTGATCGGCGGCAGGCCCTGCTGCATCGCCTTGATGAAGTCGGTGTCGGTCATTGCCAGATCCCCGTAGCGACGGCAGCGAGCCAGAGCAGGCCCATGGCGCAGACGCTGCAGCCTACGATTGCAGCGAAGTCCTTGGTGGCTTCGATGACAGCCTTCATGCTTCACCGCCTTCAAATGTCTGTTGGCTTATCAAGAGAATTTTCATGGCCGGCTCTCCAAAGTTCCGCTTGGCTTTAAGCCTTGCCCGGCGACTGCTTCCCTTCCCATAGACCACCAGAAGCCGTCGTAACTCTTCCATTCCGGTTCATGTTCGTGCCAACTCCACGATCCATCGCCATCCATGGCTAGGAACTTCGCCCACTCCGGCGCATCGTTCCAATCAGGTTTCATGCAATTGCTCCCACCACCAGGGCGAACAAAACGCCCAGGCAGAACGCGAGGAAGTAGGCGGCCATGTGGCCGATGGCGTAGCGGTGCGCGGCGCGGTCGGTGGCGGTCATGCGACGCCGCCTTTGACGCGGGCGAGGGCGGCTCTGCGGCGATCCTTGGCCGCTACGAAGGCATCTCGCAGTGGAAGTGGGTCGGTTTCTTCAGCGGCCCAGTTCACGTAGGCCAGGTCGAAAGCCTCATCTGCTTCGATCAGCTCGGCGACTGCGGCGCGGGCTTCCTCGCACTTGGCGCGGCTCTCGGTGCCGGGCCCGTACATGAAGCGGTCGTCACCCAGCCACTGGAGCACATCGACAGACCGGCTCATGCGTACACCGCCTGCAGCGCCCAAGCCGCCTCAAGGTCCGACTCGCCAAGCCCGCGCTCCCAGCGCTTGTGATTCTGATCGTCCAGCAGCTCCTGAACGTGCCGATCCATCGCGGCGCGGTACACCCGCATCAGCGCCCCAGCGTCGCCAGCGGCCAGCGCCCGGCCAACGCCCGCGCATTCCTCGTCGTTCATCACCAACTCGCCGATCACCTTGGCGTTGCTGGTCAGGGCGGACACGGCATCGACAGTCCGGTCCAAGATCACCGGGTCCATCACCGGGCGGCCTGCGCCGTCGTGGTCCAGGTACATCGGGTTGAGGAGGGCGTTCATCTCAGTCTCCATGCCCCTACCCGGAATGGGTGTGTTGGGGCGATGGAGTGATTATGCATCCATGCATTTTATTGTCAATGCATCAATGCATTTTTCTTCGACTGGCCGACGAACGGTAGGTCGCCCGTTCAGCCGGGGCGACCTTTAGGTCCGATTTTTCAGTAAGCGGGCAGGCTGTCGGCGAGGCTGCAGCCCATGGAGGCCGCATCTACGTACCCATTCATGCGATCAAGAAGATCGTCAAGCTGTGGGTCGGTCAGGTCCGAGACGTACTCGGCATCCTTCATATCAAGGAAGTGCGTGATGGCGGATTGCCAGCAGTGAGCATCCGCGATGCGCTGGATCGCACGCATCTTCCGGGCGCGGGGCGACCGATCCAGGGGGGCGCCCATGTGGGTGCCGGGGGGCGGCGGGGGCAGAGCCGCAGCCAATTCGATTGCCAGAGTCTTTAACGCGATTGGGTCCAGCGCCACGGCTCTACTCCTGCAGCAGTTCCTCCAAAATCATGCGCACGGCCTCCTTCTGCGAGCCTTCGGCCTTAGTAATGGCCTTGGCTGTGACCTGGATTGCCCGCCATGACACCTTGCGGAAGCGCTGATCATCTGGCCTGAGGTCGGCCAACATGTGCAGCAGTTCTACCGCCTGAGACATGGTGGCATCACTGAATCCCACCGGTTGAGACGGTCCGCCAGTCTCCTCCATATCCTGGTGGACCAGCGCATCTAAAGAACAGTGGAAGTAGCTGGCAATGGCCAGAAGGCTGTCGAGGCGCGGCCACTCTGTGGCGCCGCTCATGATCCGCTGGACCGTGGACTGCTGGATGCCCAGCCGCTCGCCCAGGGCGGCCTGCTTGATCTCAGCATTGCGCGCCAGGTAGCGCAGGTTCTTGGCGAGGTAGGTCATCCGGGAATGGTCGGACATGACCGTTCGTCGGGTCGAATGCAATGATGCATTGACTGGGCGATGCAACGATGCATAATCGTTGACATGAACCCTTCCGACGCCATCACTTCTCTCGTGGCCGGCGGCATGACCGAACAGGCCATTGCCGTCGAGCTGAACGTCAATCAGACCACGATCAACCGCATTCGCCGGCAAGTGGTCACCCCGTCCTACGAGACCGGGAAGGCCTTGGTCGACTTGGCAGTGAAGGCCGAGCGCAAGGCCGCCCGCCGAAAGAAGCCCGTCCTCAGCCCCGCGACTACCGCCTGACATGCCCACCTCACCGGCTACCGGTGGGGAAGGGCACCACGGTGCCGCTGCCGGGAGCCGGCGGGTTACGCCGCTCTACCCGAGTGATCTGCACCCGATCCCCGTAACGCCGCAGCACGAACAGCCGACCGGCAACCGGCACCAGTTCAACGATACCGCTCGACCTCTTCACCTCTGAATTCACTTGGCTCAATCCGTTGTGGGGTTGGGCCTTTATTCCGCCAAAAGGCGCTTGGCAAAAACAGGAAATGTATGGCAACCCCCGGTAACCAAAAGGATTTGCGGCTCGCGTTTGGCGTGCATCACGCCCCGAAAGACGCGTCGCAGCAGATCGTCCGACAGATCGAATCGGCCTCGCAGGCTCTGGCCGTGATGATCCGCGCAGGGCACCACAAGCTCGAATACGTGGCTGCCTGCGTCGGCAAGTCGAAGTCGTACATCTCGCGGATGCAGAACGGCGTCCGCCCGATCCCTGAGAAGCTGGTCGGCCCGCTGTGCGCCGCCACCGGCTCCAATCTCCTCCGCCAGTTCCTCAGCCTGCAGGCCGCCCTGGAGGGCATCTGCGAGGTCGAGCGCCTGGCCGACCTGATGAGGTCCGCCAATGAAGAAGTCCGAGTGCCTGAAAAGGCTGGACGAGTGCATACGGGTTATCGAGTCCAGCCCGCCCATGACGCGCGAGCAGATCGCCGCGCACCTGTCCCGATGCGTGGACGAGCAGGCCAGGGCGGAAGCCCGGCGCTCGGCTACTACGCAGCCTGACCTTCTGAGGACTGCGTAGTGGCCCGTATCCGAACCATCAAGCCTGAGTTCTTCACCAGCGAGGACATCTGCGGCCTGTCGCCCCTTGCGCGGCTGCTGTACGTCGCGCTGTGGTGCGAGGCCGACCGCGAGGGGCGACTGGGCTGGAAGCCGCGCACGTTCAAGCTGCGGTACTTCCCGGCGGACGACTGCGACATTGACGCGTTGGCGCGCGAGATTGTCGAGTCGGGACTGGTCAATCTCTACGGTGACGGGCTGGCTTTCATCCCGCAGTTCGCCAAGCATCAGCACATTAACCCGCGCGAAGCATCCTCAACACTCGCGTCGCCTCCTGTCACTGACGAAAAAGCACCAGTAACTGACGCGTCGGCACGCGTCACTGACGTGCAGGTAGGAAGGGAAGGGAAGGGAAAGGAAGGGAAAGATAAAAGCCCCCCTAACCCCCCACAGGGGGGAAGTGAAAATGGGGAAGATCAGCAGAAGCCGAAGCGCGCAGCCAAGATCGGGTTCGAGGACTTCCGTGCCGCCTGCCGGGAACTGGGCGAGAAGCCGATCCCCGAAGACGACGCCGTGTTCGCCTATGCCGACGGCATCGGCCTACCGCACGCCTTCATCGGGCTGGCATGGCGGTGGTTCAAGGGTCGCTACGCCGACAAGCAGCAGGTGGGCATTCGCGGCTGGCGGCAGACTTTCCGCAACGCGGTGGAGGGGAACTGGCCCAAGTTCTGGTTCCAGGCCGACGCTGGCGGCTGGGAGTTGACCACCGCCGGGAAGCAGGCAAAGCGGGCTGCAGAGGCTGAAGCCGAGGCGGAAGCCAGCCCTCAGGGGGAAGCCGCATGAGCGCCAACCTCGCTGAGTTCCCGTACGAAAACCTGCGGCAGATGCCCCAGTCGTTCGAGGCCGAGCAGGCGGTCCTGGGCGGCATCATGCTGGTGCCTGAGACGTTCCCGCAGGTGTCCGAGTGGCTGAAGGCTGAGGACTTCTTCCGCCCGTCACACCAGCTGATCTACGCCTCGATCACTGAGTTGGCCGAGGCCGACAAGCCCTTCGACCCGGTCACGATGGGCGAGTGGTTCGAGGAGCGCGGGCAGTTGCAACTGGTGGGTGATGGCGCGTACCTGATCGAGCTGGCTACCACCACACCCTCGGCCGCCAACGTCACCGCCTATGCCGAGATCGTGAAGGGCAAGGCCACGCAGCGTCGGCTGATCGAAATTGGCGGGGAGCTGTCCGAGCGCGGCTTCAACCCGGATGGAGCGGACGTGTCGGTCATCGTGTCCGATGCCACCCAGTCGCTTGGTGAGATCGTCAGCGTGCGCCGTGGCTCTCTGAAAGTGGCAAAGGACATCGGCAGGCGGTGGTTTGAGCAGCTGCGCAGCCGTTTCGAGAACGATGGCGAGTCGCTCGGCCTGCTGACCCCGTGGACCGGGTTCAACCGGCTGACCCATGGGCTGCGCGACGGGGAGCTGATCATCGTGGCTGGGCGCCCCAGCATGGGTAAGTCGGCGTGGGCGGTCAACGTCGCTGTGGCGGCGGCGCTGCGCCAGAAACGCGTGCTGTTCTTCAACCTGGAGATGACCGACACCAGCATCTACAACCGCGGCATAGCCTCGCTCGGGAACGTGCCTCTGGCCTGGCTGCAGCAGCCTCAGGACAACGACGAGTACTGGGGGCGGGTTACGAAGTGCACCAGGGAGCTGAACGAATCCGGGCTGCTGATCGATGACACCGCCGGGCTGAGCGCCCAGCAGGTCGTCGCACGATGCCGCCGGGAGCGGATGAAGGCTCCGGTGCACCTTGTGGTGATCGACCACCTGCACCTGATGCCGCTGCCTGGCAAGACCCGCGAGACGGTGGAGATCGGGCACATCACGGCTGCGCTCAAGAAGCTGGCGAAGGAATTGGCCTGTCCGGTGGTCCTGTTGTCGCAGCTCAACCGCTCGCTGGAGACGAGGCAGAACAAACGCCCACAGATGGCCGACCTGCGCGAGTCCGGGAACATCGAGCAGGACGCTGACCTGATCGTCTTCCTGTATCGGGACGACTACTACAGCGAGCGCGAGGGCGTGCAGTCACCGCTGGACGGCTACGTGGAAATGATCATCGCTAAGCAACGTGAAGGTGAGACGGGCCGAGCCTGGGGGCGCAATGCGCTGGCATTCGGGCGCATCGATGACCACGAAGGGCCGGAACCGATCATCCCACAGCCCAAGGCCAATGGCCGGAAGTCTGGAGGTCTGGACTGATGGACGCTGACGAACTGACCCGCGCCCGCCAAACCGGCCGGTGGATGCGCGACGCACACAAGGACCGGAGCGCGGTCCCGCTCTACGCCATGGGCGAGGAAGGGGCCGAGATGCGCCGGGCTTGGCTGGCCGGATGGGACGAACGAGACGAGCAGATCAGGAGGAAGGCATGAGCGAGATCGAATTGAAGGCGTGTCCGTTCTGTGGGGGCACCGCATTTATGGCTCAGGAAGGAACCCATGCGACGTGCCTGACGCCGGGGTGTTGCGTTGGTCCGGTGAGTGGGGTGGACCGTTGGAACACCCGCGCCCCGCAGTGGCAGCCGATTGAGACGGCGCCGAAGGATGGTACGGCGATCCTGGCGTGCTACGCGCCGCACTACGAGACAAACGGATTCCTGCCTGTTGCTGTGCGCTGGCGCGCTTACCACCCGAATGCCCGCGGGAACGAGGAGTGGCGTGATTCGTCAGGAGCAAAGGTTCGCGCGATCACCCACTGGCAGCCGCTGCCCGCTCCGCCGGAGGTGGAGGGATGAGCCGGGTCAACTGGCCAATCGTTGCGCTGGTCATCCTGTGGTGGTGGATGGAAACCCGCTACTTCGGCAACAACATCGGTCCGGGCAGTGTGGCCGAGCTGTTCGCCGACGGGATGGCGCTCGCCTTCTACGCCGCAGCCTTCGCGTTCCCGCCGCGTGGGCAGCGCGTCACCAACATCAAGATCGAGGTGAGCCGATGAAGCGCACCTACCTGATCGACCCGCAGGGGAACCGTAACTGGCCGCAGGTGATCTCCAACGTCGTGAGCGGCATCAACGACTGGATCAAGGGCGGCCCGGTGCAGATCACGCTGGACGAGCCGAAGCGGACGCTGGCCGAGAACGCGCTGCTGCACGTGCTCATCAGCGAGCTGGCCGGGAAGCTGGAATGGGCTGGCAAGAAGCGGGACACCGAGACCTGGAAGCGTCTGCTGGTCGCGGCTTGGATGCGCGCCGAGGGCAAGCCGGTGGAGATCCTTCCAGCTCTTGACGGCAACGGCGTGGAGCTGATCCCCGTCCGCACAAGCAAGCTGGGGAAGCGCGCCTGCGCCGACCTCATCGAATTCACCCACGCGTGGGGCGCCGAGAAGGGCGTGAAGTGGTCCGCCCGCGCACAGGACGAGATGGCCGACTTCGGGCCGGTGCGGAGGGCCGCGTGATGCACAGCAACTACCGCGACCGCAGCCTGCTCGACCTGGCCTACCAGATCGGTTGCACCCTCCAGATCGACGGCATATGCGAGGGCGGTCCGGGCGAGCCGTGCCACAGCAACCAAAGCCGGCACGGCAAGGGCGGTGCGCTCAAGGCCCATGACTGCTTCTTCGCCAGCGGCTGCCGGAGCTGCCACCGTGAACTCGACCAAGGCCGGCGCTTCACTCGCGAGGAGAAGGCCGACATCTGGCTGAGAGCCCACGAGCGGACCATGTTGCAGCTGTGGCAGCAGGGCCTGATTAGGGTGGCGGCATGAGGATCATGGCCATCGACCCAGGCACCGAGGAGAGCGGGTGGTGCGTCCTTGAGGGAGGTCACGTCCGCCGTAGCGGCGTCTCGCGGAACGCTGAGTTGCTCGGCAACATCGTCACGATCTTCAGGACTTGCGACGTTCTCGCAATCGAGATGATCGCAAGTTACGGGATGGCTGTCGGTCGCGAAGTTTTCGAGACCTGCGTGTGGATCGGCCGATTCCAGCAGCAATGGCACAGGCCCACCGAAGTCTGCATGGTTTACCGCCGCGACGTGAAGCTACACCTGTGCGGTAACACCAAGGCCAAGGACGCCAACATCCGGCAGGCGCTGCTGGATCTGATCGGGCCGCAGGGGACCAAAAAGGCGCCCGGGCCGACCTACGGCGTCAAATCGCACGCATGGGCTGCGCTGGGTGTTGCAGTGACCGTGGCCGGGATCACGCCTGAGTCGCGGAGGGTCGCATGACTCCCGCCTTCAGCCAATACACCACCCCAGAGCTAGAAGTCGTCGCCCGGATCGACCACGCCTTGGCCGACGAGGTGTTCAGCCTCCACCGCCAGGGCTACGACGTGCGCGAGGTCCTGCACGAGGCCCGCGCCTTCAAGACCGAGGCGCAGATGATGAAACGTGAAATCCAACGGAGGAAGTCGAAATGACCGACGTTCGCGAGATGCTGGGCCGTCTGAACGAACAGACGGTCAAGTTCGATACTGGCCGGGGCGGCATCCCTGAGCTGACCAACCAGGACATAGCCGCGGCTCTCGCCTTCATCCCGGCAGGGCTTGGGAGAGAGGTCTTCATCGCTTGCCATTGGCCGGATGGGGCCGCGCTGAGCCGGCGCCGGTTGGACGCCCTGTTCAACCATCTGGCGCTGACGGAGTGGCGGAAGCGGATCAACCGAGCCATCGACGCCAAGGTCACTTACGGCCTGGCCGTGGCGCTGCGGCAGTGGCAGCGCGCCGAGACGGCGGAGCAGCGGGCCGAGGTGTACCGGGCGCAAGTGGCCCTCGACAAGGCGCGCGAGGAGCAGTGGCCGGACAGTCTGCCGGAGGTGCTTCCCAGTCTGCTGCGGACCATCGTGGAGGAGATCGCCTGCCCAAGGAACTGCGGCGCCTGCAGGGGCCGTGGCAACGTCCTGGCCGGCGAGCTGGTTCGAGCCTGCTCTGACTGCGGCGGGACAGGCCACACCAAGAACAGTGCCGGGTGGCGGGCAAAGAAGCTGGGCAAGGACCCGTCCAACTTCCGGCGCGATTGGAAGCCCTGCTACCAGTGGCTGTTCGAGCGGGTTCGTGACGCTGAGGCTGAGGCGGCGCACCAGTTGGCTGGCGCAGTGAGCCGCGACGCGGCATGAGGTCGTGACCTGACCTTGTTTTAGGTGCCATCCTACGCGCGACCAAAGTAGCCCCTGCGAAAGCCGGGGCTTTTTCTTTGCCCGCTTCCCCGTCCAGATCAACCCTTGCGAACAGCTGGCAGCGGGGCGGGCGCCCTATTGGAGAGAGCCATGGCCGAAATCAGCGCCAGTAACGCTGGTGGCAGGAACGTGGTCGCGTTTCTGGACATGCTGGCCTGGTCCGAAGGGACCGATAACGGCCGGCAGCCAACCAAGAACCACGGATATGACGTACTTGTTGGCGGCGGACTCTTCACCGACCTGTCAAAGCACCCGGCCAAGCTGGTCCGGCTGAGCGCGAAGCTGTCATCCACCGCAGCTGGACGCTACCAGTTCCTGTCCCGGACGTGGAGCGCGCTGCAGAAGCAGCTGAGGCTCCCGGATTTTGGACCCCTCAGCCAGGACAAGGGTTGCATTGAGCTGATCCGTGGGCGGCGCGCTCTTGACGCGGTAAAGGCCGGCCAATTTGACCATGCAGTGGCGCTTTGCTCGAAGGAGTGGGCCAGCTTGCCGGGTGCAGGATACGGTCAGCATGAGCAAAAGCTGGGGAAGCTGCGCCAAGTTTATGCGGATGCTGGCGGCGAGGTTGCAGCATGAACTGGCAAATCGCGATCAACGTGGCCGTGGGCGTGCTGATGCCTCTGGTCATCTTCGCCCTGGGCTACATCGTGAGCCTGTCCAAGCGCATCACCGACCTTCGGGTGCTGGTGTCGGACGAGTTCGTGAAGAAGCCCGAGATCACCCGAATCGAGCAGACGATGGCCACGATCAGCCAGACATGCACCGAGCTGTTGAAGGCCGTTGCAGAGATCAAGGGCGAGATCCGAGGGTCCGGGCGGTGACTGACCGGCTCACGGACCCTCTGGACCGACTGGAGGCCAGCATCAGCGACCTGAGCGTTCTGCTCAGGCCGAGCGCGAGCAGCAACACGAACACCCTGCGGATCGAGGGCGCCGGTTCTGTGTGGAACGGCATCGCCATCGGTCTGTCTATGGCTGGCGTCATCGCCGGCGCCGTCTGGATCTCCCACCTGGCCACCACGGTGGATACCGCATCCCGGCAGGCCGAGGCCTACCACAAGGCGGTGTACATGCTGGCCCCGCGCTTCGCCGAAGAGATCGACAAAGAGCTTGAGCGCCAGAAGGAGCGCGAACCCAAATGAGCAGCCCGACCCCCATCATCACCCCGCCGCCGACGCGCCCCAAGAAGGTGAGCCTTCTGCCGCAGGGCATCACGCCGGTCAAGGAGACGTTGAAGCACTGGACCACCTGGCTGTGGGGCGCCCTACTGCTGATCCCGGACTTTCTGCTCTCCGCGTTCCTCTGGGTGTGGCACTTCCTGATCACGAGCCCTGACGGTTTGTATGCGGCTGCCGCCGGTGCAGGAATGCTTGGTGATGCGGGTATGCCGGCGGAAATCATGGCCTTCATCCGCTGGACTGCCGGTATCGGCCTGGTCGCCAAGTTCATCAGCCAGCGGAAGACGCAGGGCTGAGATGAGCATCCTGTCCCGCGCCCTCATCGCCGTGATCCTGGCCTTGGGGCTGCTCACCATCTGGCAGCGTGGCTCCATGGCCAAGGCGGAGATGGAGCGGGACAACGCCGTCACGGCCAAGAAGTCGGCCGAGTACGAACGAGACAACGCCAAGGCCATCACGGCCATTGAGCGCCAGCGGGTGGCACGAGCCGAACAGGTCGCCACCCAATACGAACAGGAGAAGCAAGATGCGGAGCGCAAAGGGTCTGCTGTGGCCGCTGGGCTGCGCGCTGGCAATCTCCAGCTGCAGCAGCGCTGGCAAGGTTGTGAGGCCGGCCGAGTGTCCGATCTTGGCGCCGGTATCGCCCAGCCTGATGCAGGAGCCGACGACCGAGGCGAGAGTGCGGGCCGAATTGTTCGCGCCGCCGCCGAGTGCGACGCCCAAGTCCGCGGCCTCCAGGCCCAAGTGAGGGCTGATCGTGAGTGACATGGGGCGAGTGACTAAGTGCATCGTGTCTGCGTTCAACCGCGACCGCGTGCACTACGGCCAGATCTACAGCCCCGAGAAGCGGCAGCTGCTGACCGACTTCAATGGTGTGCTGCCCGCCGGGGTGACGATCACCAAGGCGACCTGGAACACCCAGGACAACTGGACCGGCGTCATGTCTGCCCCAGTAGTAGATGGCCGGAGGTGCTCGGTCATTGTCCAGGCCCAGATTGATGGCGCCTGCTGCATCCGCCTCGATGCCGAGCTGAGCAATGGGGAGCGGTACTGCCAATGGCACGTCATCCGCATCCTGCCTGCTCGCTACGTGGTGAACGACAACTGGACCACCGGCCCGAAACAGCTGGTGGCCACCCCCGAAATCATTGAGCCGACTTGATCATGGGCCGCCCGACCGACTACAAGCCTGAGTATTGCGACCTGGTGATTGAGCTAGGCCGGCAGGGGAAATCAGTCGTCCAGATGGCGTGTGCTATCGACGTTGTGAGGCAGACCCTGCACGACTGGTGCAAGGCCCACCCCGATTTTCTGGACGCCTTTACGCGAGCCAAGCAGCTGAGTCAGGACTGGTGGGAGACGCAGGCCCAGTGCGGGCTGACCGCCGACAAATTCAACGCCCAGCTGTGGTCGCGCTCGATGGCGGCTCGCTTCCCTGAGGATTACCAAGAGCGCAAGGGTGTCGAGTTGTCTGGCCCAGGCGGGGCGGACATCAAGACCACCACCCGAATTGAGCTTGTGGCAGCCACTGGGCCGGTGCTGGATGACGACCGTCCAGATTGAGCTCCCGCCGAAGCTGATCCCGGTCTTTACCGGAGAAGCAGACTACCGCGGCGCTTATGGGGGACGTGGGTCGGCAAAGACCCGGAGCTTTGCGCTGATGGCCGCGGTCAGGGCGCATATGTGGGCGCAAGAGGGGCGGACCGGAGTTGTGGTGGGTGGGCGCGAGTTCATGAACTCGCTGGCTGATTCGTCCATGGCTGAGATCAAGGGAGCCATCCTGTCTCAGCCTTGGCTGGCCCCTCACTTCGATATCGGCGAGGAGTACATCCGGACCATCGACAGGCGCGTCGAGTTCGCCTTCATTGGCCTGCGGCGCAACCTGGACAGCATCAAGTCCAAGGCGCGCATTCTGCTGCTATGGGTGGATGAGGCGGAGAACGTCAGCGAGACAGCCTGGGAAAAGGCAATCCCGACCGTCCGCGAGGAAGGGTCGGAGATCTGGGTTACTTGGAACCCCGAACGCAAGGCGAGCGCCACGCACAAGCGGTTCCGAGAGGGAGCCCCGGCCCGCAGCAAGATCGTAGAGCTGAACTGGCGGGACAACCCGTTCTTCCCTGAATCGCTAAACCGTAAGCGGGTGGAGGACGAAGAGAAGCGCCCGGACAGCTACGACCACATATGGGAAGGCGGCTTCAAGACTGCCATCAGCGGTGCTTACTACGCCAAGGCACTGGCTGATGCCAAGCGGGCCGGGCGGGTGGGTGATGTCAGCTTGGACCCGCTGATGACCATCCGGGCGTACTGGGACATCGGTGGGACTGGTGCAAAGGCTGACGCCTGCGCCATCTGGATCGTGCAGTTCGTCGGCCAGGCCATCAGGGTCTTGGACTACTACGAGGCGATCGGGCAGGAGCTGGCGGTCCACGTTCAATGGCTGCGGTCGGCAGGGTATGAGCGCGCCCAATGCGTTCTGCCCCACGACGGTGCCAACCACGACAAGGTCTTCAAGGTGAGCTACGAATCCGCGCTGAAGGCGGCTGGGTTCGATGTCCGGGTCATCCCCAACATGGGCGCAGGCGCGGCGATGAACCGCATCGAAGCTGCCCGCCGGCTGTTCCCGTCCATGTGGTTCAACGATAAGCCCACCGAGCCTGGCCGTGATGCGCTTGGCTGGTATCACGAGAAGCGCGACGACCAACGAAACATTGGCTTTGGCCCCAATCACGACTGGGCCAGCCACGCCGCGGATGCCTTCGGGCTGATGGCGGTGGACCACGCATCAGACAAGCACACCCCGACCAAGCCGGTCAGCCTCAACTTCGCATCGGAATTCGCCTAATGGCTGAGTACAAGAACACGCCAGAAGATCCGAAGTTCGCGACGGAGCGATCTGGCGTGAGCAATGAGGATCTCCATAAGGAAATGCTCAGCCGGCACCAATATGCCCGCGACTACTGGCGTGAGCAGTACCAGCTGGCTGAAAGCGACATGGAGTTCGCGTTCCTGCCCGATACTCAGTGGGACGAATGGATGGCGCAGACCCGAGAGGGCCGGCCCATGTACACCGTCAACAAGCTGCGCCAGGCCATGAAGCAGATCACCAACGACCAGCGCCAGAACCGGCCGCAGGCAAAGGTGAGGGCGGTTGAAGACAGTGACGCCGACCTGGCTGAGATTCGGCAGGGACTGATCAGGAACATCGATCAGACCAGTGAAGCTGACCGGGCGCGCGATACCGCCTTCCAGTTCGCGGTGGGTGGCGGATACGGCGTATGGCGGGTCAACTACAGCTACGAGGATGACGGCGGGTTCGACATGGTGATTCGGAAGGGGGAGATCTCCAATCCGTACTCCGTGGTCTTCGACCCTGCAGCCAAGTCTAAGGACCGCCGTGATGCCCGTTTTGCGTTCGTGGACAGCGTATGGGCGAGATCCGCATTCCGTGAGCGTTGGCCCGACGCTGAGATGGTGTCTGTGGATGACTGCACCGCCATCAACCAAGACTGGTTCCAAGAGGAAGAGGTGACTGTCTCCGAGTACTGGTACAAAACCAAGGAGACCTACACCCTTGTCCTGATGTCGGACGGCGCTACCTACGCCGAAGATGAGATCGCCGATGTCCTGGACGAAATGGCTGCGGCAGGTGTCACGGTCCAGCGCCGCCGGCAGGCTGAACGCGAAAAGGTTTGGCAGTGCATCGTGTCGGGCGCGGAGATCCTGGACGGCCCGAACCCATGGGCTGGTCGATTCATCCCGCTGGTCCCGGTGTGGGGCGAGATCCTCAACCTCGGCGGCAAGGAGACCTTCTTCGGCGCTGTGCGGTTCGGTAAGGATGCACAGCGCATGTACAACTACGAGCGCTCTACCTTCATCGAAGTCCTCGCCGACCAGCCGTATTCGCCCTTCATGGCGCCGGCGGAGTCTGTCGCAGGCTATGAGAGCCAGTGGCGCAGCATCAAGACCAAGCGGCCGCCAGTGTTGTTCTACAAGGCTGACGCAGGGCTGCCCAACGGCGGGAAGCCGTCCCGCGAACCGACCGCCCAGTTCCCTGCGGCACTTGCCCAGGCTGCGGCGATCAGCAGTGACGACATCAAGGCGGCCACTGGCATCTACGACGCCAGCCTAGGCGCGAGGTCAAATGAGACCAGCGGCAGGGCGATCCTTGCCCGGCAGCGAGAGGGCGATGTAGCCAACTTCGACTACATCGACAACCTGTCGTATGCGATGAAGTACGACTTTGAGATCACCAACGACCTGATCAGCAAGATTTACGACACCGAGCGCCAGATCCGCATCATCGGGGAGGACGGTGCGGAGAAGGTGATCCGGGTCAACCAGTCGATGGTCGACCAGCAAACTGGCCGCGATGTGGTTCTGAACGACCTGTCGAGGGGGCGATACGACATCGCAGTCACTGTTGGCCCCAGCTACACGACCCAGCGCATGGAGGCAGCAGAGGCCATGATGCAGCTGGCCAACGACCCAAGCCCGCTGGGCATGGTCGCCAAGTACGGCTTCATCAAGTCGTTGGATGTGCCCGGCCTTGAAGATGTCCGGAACGCTGCGCGCCGCATCGTTGTTCAAGCTGGGCTGCTTGAGCCGGAAGAAGGCGAAGAGGCACCCCAGCAACAGCAGCAACCCAGCCCAGAGCAGATGGCGCAGGCCCAGAAGCTTCAGGCCGACGCGAAGAAATCCGAGGCGCAGTCGGTCAGCTACATGGCATCGGCACAGAAGGACGCTGCGCAGGCCGAATCCATCCAGTTGGACAACCTATCGAAGGAACAGCAGGCGCGGCTCCAAGAGCTGTACCGAACGTTCCTGACAACTCAGATCGGAATGCAAGGGGCCCAAATGGGCCCCTTCTCTTTTCAGTGATTCAAAACCTTACCGGTGAGGTTCACCGGGCAAATACCGCCCAGAGGCGCACATGACTGACGAACAGACCAAGCCGCAGCCGGTGGACAACAGCCACCTGGATGCGGGCATTGCCGCGCGAGATGAAAAGGCAAAGGCTGAGAAGCCGGCGGATACGGATGCCGCTGCGCAGATCAGCCAGAGCCAGGAAGTCGAGCAGAACGAAACCGAAGGATCGGCAGCTTCGGAAACGGATGATGCAACCGCCCAGAAGCCCAAGAACAAGGGCGTGGGGAAGCGCATCGATGAGCTGACGCGGGAGAAGTACGACGCGCAACGGGAGCGTGACTACTGGCGTGAGCAGGCTGTCCGCAACCAGCGGCAGCCCGAGCAGCGCCAGGAGCAGGTAGCCCAGCAGGACGAAGCCTCCGACGAGCCGACCATGGAACAGCATGGTTGGGACGTTGCCGCCTACACCAAGGCTTTGTACGACTGGCACAAGCAGCGAGACGCCAAGGCAGTCCAGAAGGACAAGGAAGAGCAGGCCAAGCAGGAGCGCAGCAGGAAGTACCAGGAAAGCGTCCAGGCTTTTGCCGAAGCGCACCCCGACTTCCACGATGTCTTCCATGGCGGGCTTCCGGTTTCCCCAGCGATGGCCGATGCCATCACTGAGTCGGATAACCCGGCGGCAATCGCCTACTACCTGGGACAGAACCCGGAGGAGGCCGCGCGCATCGCAGCGCTTCAGCCTGCCGGAGTAGCTCGCGCCATCGGACGTATTGAGGCGCAGATCGAGTCCAAGGCCAGCCCTGCAGCTGAAACCCAGCGTCAGCCGGAACAAAAAACCGTTACCCAAGCCCCGCCCCCGGTGACCACGCTCTCCGGAGCGCCCGCCGTTGTGAGGTCCATCGATGACATGTCGATGGCCGAGTACGACGCCGAGCGTAGGAAGCAGCGCAAGGCCCGCGGGCTTTCCTAAAGGTAGAGACCAATGGCAAATCAATTCCTCAATACCCAGAAGATCACCCGAGAGATCCTGTCCGTCCTGCGCCAGAAGCTGACGTTCCTGCGCAAGATCAACATGGAGTACAAGAGCGAGTTCGCTGTCACGGGTGCCAAGATCGGCGATACCGTCAACATCCGCGTTCCGACCCACGCCAAGATCCGCAATGGCCGGATCATGGATACGTCCAACATGGTGGACAAGACCGTCCCGCTGACCATCTCCGACCAGACCGGCGTGGACCTGGTGTGGAACTCCTCGGATATGGCCCTGAAGATCGATGACTTCAGCGCCCGATACCTGGACCAGCCCATCGCCGATCTGGCTTCGCGCATCGAGCAGACCGTGCTGCAGCGCGCCCTGCCGTTCGCCGCCAACTTCGTCCCCAACGCCGACGGCAAGCTGGACTTCGTGGAAGCCCTGCGAGCCAACAAGGTACTGACCGACAACCTGGCCCCCACTCGACGCTTCTTGGTCACCAACACCAGCGGCACGGTGCAGGTGGTTGACCAGCTGAAGGGCTTCTTCAATGCCCAGGACCGCCTCGCTGAGCAGTACGAAGATGGTCTGATGGCACGTGCGGCTGGTTTCGACTGGTTCGAGACGACCAACATGCCGGCGCAAGCCTATGGCACCGCGGCCATTCCGGGCACCTACCAGGTCAACGGCGCCAACCAGACCGGCAGCTCCATCGCTGTCAACACCGGCACCGGCACGCTGGTTGCTGGCCAGCACGTCACCTTCGCAGGCGTGTTCGCTGTGAATCCGGCCACCAAGGTGTCGACCGGCGTTCTGCAGACCTTCGTAGTCACCGCGAACTACGCTGGTGGTGCCGGCAACCTGCAGATCTCCCCGGCCATCGTTACGAGTGGCCCGGAGCAGAACGTGACCGCATCCCCGGCCGCTGCCGCCGCTGTTGCGGTACTGGGCGCAACCGCTCAGACCGGTGTCAACCTGGGCTTCGCGCGCGACTTCCTCACCTTCGCCACGGTCGATCTGCCGCTGCCGGAGAACAAGGAGGCCAGCCGCATGCAGTTCGACGGCCTGAGCCTGCGCATGATCCGCGACTACGACACCGTCAACGATCAGTTCCTGAACCGCGTTGACATCCTGTGGGGTTCGGCTGTGCTGCGTCCGGAGTTCGGCGTGGTCATCCCGAACGATCCCACCAACTTCTAAGGAGAACGATTCATGGCACTTCCGTCCGATACCGTCGCCGCGGCGGCAACCGAAACCCCGGATGGCACCTTGGTTGGCCGCAACGCCGACTCCAAGGTGGGTTTCTACGGCGCTACCCCCACCGCCCAGCCGGCTGCACTGAGCTTGGCGACGGTCACCGCCGCACAGCTCGCTACCGCCCTGGCCGCAATCGGCCTGATCAAGACCACCGCATAAGGAGGCCGTCATGGCTGAATTCAAGCACGCCAAATACCTGCACAAGGACGGCGAGGTAAAGCTGTTCGCAGGTGATGAAGTCGAGGACGCACTGGCCGATGGCTGGGAGGAACCGAAGTTCCCGCGTTCGAACGGCGAGGAATGGAACCCCGAGGTCCCGGCTGATGAGGTTTCCGCTGCTGATGCGGCTGCCGAAGTTCAGAAGGCCAACCGTGCGCGCCAGGAGAAGCTGGATGCGCGCGAAGCAAAGGCCGAATCCAAGCCGGCTGGCAAGAAGTAACCAACAGCAGCAGTCAGTGAATTGGGGCGTCCTTCGGGGCGCCCCTTCTTTTTGAGGGAAGGGCATGACCAAGGTCGCAGAAATCACTACTGGCGCCCTAGGGCTGCTGCGTGTCCTGGATCCCAACGAATCCCCCGAAGCGGAGGACTCGCAAACCGCGATTTCTACGCTGAATCGAATGATGGCGAGGTGGGAGGCCAACGGGTACTCCGTAGGTTGGTCGCCGGTCGCCAATCCTGACGACGATATGCCCAGCCCTGGCGAGGCGGACGAGGCGATCATGTACAACCTCGCTGTTCGGCTGCGCCCGCACTATGGCGTGTCGATGGATGCTGACGTTTTCGATGATGCCCGCCGGCTAAAGGCGGATGTGCTGGCTGACGTCTTCGCCGCCAACCCCATGGAAATGGAGCGGGGCATCCCCGGCTGGCGGTATCGCTACAACATCCGTAGCGACGGGTTCGAATACTAATGCGCGCCACGGCCGTAGACCTGATCGGCGGCTACTACACCGACGACGCCCTGTCGTGGTCGTGCCAGGACACGGTGAACTGGCTGCCGGTGATGGCGGAGGTGCCGGGCACCAAGACGCCGAAGAAGCTGGCGACGCCGCCGGGCTTGAAGCCGTATCAGCAGATCGGCACTGGGCCGATTCGCGGGATGCACGACCTGGAGGGTGGCCGGTTCGTTGTTTCCGGCCGATACCTGTTCCGGATCACGCCGGCTGGCGTTGGCGTCCCCGTGGGTGTGATCCCCGGCGTCGGCCGGGTGTCGATGACGCACAACCAGTACGAAACCGGCTACCAGCTGCTGGTGGAGAACGGGCAGGGCGGCGGCGGGTACGTCTACACCTCTTCGACCGACACGTTCGCCAAGATCACCGATGAGGGCTACCCCGGGTCGATCTCTTCGGACTACCTCGACTCCTACCTGCTGGGCGTGGAGCCGCAGGGGCGGTACTGGTTCCATTCGAACCTGGCCGACGCCACCGACTACAACACGCTGGACCGCTACGAGGCCGAGGCAGCGCCGGATCGCATCGTGGGCCTGATCGTCAGCGCGCAGGAGGTGGTGGTCTTCAGCCAGCGCACCACGGAGTTCTTCTACAACACCGGGCAGAACACCGGCACCTTCCAGAACAAGAAGTGCGGCTTCGACCGCGGCTGCGCGAGCCGGCACACGATCAAGAACCTGGACAACAGCCCGATCTGGCTGGGTGACGATGGCGTGGTGTACCGCCTGGATGGCTACTCGGCGGTGCCGATCTCCACCCGCCCCATCGAGAAGGCGCTGGCCGGCCAAAACTGGTCTGAGGCGTTCGCCCACACGTGGGAGGACCGCGGCTTCAAGATCTACTACCTGACGCTTCCCGATGGCCGCACCTGGGGCTACGACGTGGTGACGCGCCTGTGGACGCGCCGCGAGTCGCCCGGCCTGCGCCGCTGGCGGCTGATGGACACGATCCGCTGGGGTGGGAAGTGGTACGGCGGCGACTTCCAGGATGGCCGCATCTGGGAGCTGAACTGGGACTACTACCTGGAGGGTGATCAGGAGTTCATCTCCGAGCGCACGTCGCCCTGCCTGCAGGACAACCGCAGCAACCTCATCGTGCCGTTCGCGGAGCTGGAGTTCGACGTTGGCCAGGGGCCGATGACCGAGGCGGTCCAGTTCCCAGCACAACCCATTCCTCCAGTGATCTCTGGGGCAGCACCCGACTCAATTGCTGGTGTCGCCTATCCTGGCTTCACATATTCAATTTCTGCTGGGACCTACCCAGTTGCATCCGTCCGAATCGTGTCTGGAGCGCTGCCCGCCGGGCTGACCATAGACAATTCTGGCCACATCAGCACTGCATCCCCCACCACGGCAGGGGTTTTCAACTTCACGCTGCGTGTTACCGACACCGCAGGGGTTTGGACGGAGTACTCCGATTCAATCCATATAAGCCCCTCCAGCTTCCTGACTCTGAATTCGACAGGCAATACTATCCGTATAACAACCGCTCCTTATGACTGGACTGGGGTTACCGGCGCGCTCCCATTTAGTGCCGCGCTGGGCATTGCCGCGTGTTCACCGGGGAAGATCATTGTGGCTGCCGACGCTGGCGTTGCGATGTCGTCAAACAACGGGGTCACTTGGACCCAGTGCACCGGGATTCCTGGCGGCGCTTATGCAGCCATTCTGTACAACGGGAGTACCTGGTTCGCGATACCAGCATCTGGCGCGACGCTATACAAATCTTCCGATGGCATTGCATTCGCCCCGCAAGTTTATACAGCCCTCACGGGAGTTGTGGCTAATGCCTGCATTTCCTTCGACAACGTAATCATTATCAGCAAGGGAAACAGTGCTGGCGGCGCCAGAAGCATTGACGGCGGATTGAATTGGGTCAACGGAGGGATCCTCAGCTCAGTGCTGAACTCAGTGGATCGAAACCCACTTACGGACGTGCTGCTATGCGCAACAGGCCAAGGCGGTGGCCCAACGTACGTCATAGGGAAGTCAGCTAACCGCGGCGCTTCCTGGGCATACACCCCGTCTCCGGCGGCATCTGATTCAGCTCCTTTCGCTATCCGATGCGGCAATGGCATATGGCTGATGTTGTTCACAAATCCCTACTCGTGCTGGAGGTCTGTAAACGATGGCGCGAGCTGGGTTCGGGTGACAGACCCTAACGGGGCAGTGGGCGCTATCGGAGAATTCAACGAATTCGTCTTTGATGGAGAGCGCTTCATCCTTTGCTCTGACGCGTTTGTGCAAACGACTGTAGACGGTACGACATGGCTAACGAGAACTAGTGTCTCGGCCAAGACCATCGCAGTGGGGGCGTGAAATGAACGACACCGACCACTTCGTAGAAGTCAGCTACAGCAAGGACGGCGGCCACAACTGGTCGAACAAGAAGCGCCGTTCCATCGGCCAGATCGGCCAGTACGAGCAGCGCGTGAAGCTGATGCGCATGGGCCGTGGCCGCCAGTGGGTGTTCAAGATCACCGTGTCCTCGCCGCGCAAGCGTGACCTGCTGGGTGCGGTAGTGACTGTCGAGCAAACGGACGACTGATGATCATCGTTGACCATGCAATCCCGGATGCGCAGGCGCTCCGGGAAGAGGCACTGCGCGCCCCATACATCGACTGGAAGGGCTACGACGGCGAGGTGTACAAGCGCGTCTGCCTGACCGAAGTGCCCGGGCTGCAGGAGGCCATCGAGGCCCAGCTTGGCCCGGTCGAGATGCTGGGCATGGGCTACCGGCTCAACTTCAACCAGGAACTGCCGAACGCCTCGATTCACTCCGACATGGGCTGGGGCACGCATGCCGCGGTCCTCTACCTGAGCGAGGGCGAGGGCGGCACTGCCTTCTGGCGTCACAAGGCCACGGGTGCCTCCCGCATCGAGCCCGGCGACCTGGGCCTGCTTGGGCAGATCGAAGGCGACTGGGATGACGCCGACTGCTGGGATCAGGTCGGCCTGGCTGAGATGAAGCTTGGCCGCCTGTTGATCTACGAATCCGCACTTTTCCACAGCCGGTGGCCGTTCGAGGCCTTCGGCACCGACTACGACTCTGGCCGCCTCGTCGCGGTCGCCTTCTTTACCCCGAGGGGCTGATGACCACCATCCGCAAAGGAACTCTGGCCGACGTGCCGGAGATCGTCCGCATGTCCGCAGCTTTCTACCCGACCACGCACTACGCGCAGTGGTGCGATATGGACGAGGAAACGGTTGCCGATCTGGCATCCAACCTCATCGAGAACCACATTTTCCTGGTAGCGGAGTTGGACGGGCGCCTGGTCGGGATGGTCGGCCTCTTCATCATCCCCTTCATGTTCAACCGGCATGCCACGTCTGCCGGCGAGGTCGTGTGGTGGGTCGACCCAGAGGCGCGCGGCTCTCGGGTTGCCGTATCCCTTCTGCAGGCCATCGAAGAGCCGTGCCGGGCCGCAGGCGCCGATCGCATCCAGATGGTCCACATGCCCAACAGCCCGCCTCAGGCCGCCGCGCTCTACGTGAAGCTCGGCTACTCCGAATCCGAATCCAGCTATACCAAGGACATCTGACATGGCAGCAATCACTGCAGCAGCGGTCGTGGCCGCCGGTTCGGCCTATGCCGCCAACCGACAGGGCGCGGCAGCCAAGAAGGCGGGCCGGGCACAGGCAAGCGCGGCTCAAGATGCCATCGATGAGCAGGGGCGCCTCTACAACCAGTCGGTGGACCAGGCCATGCCTTGGTACAACGCCGGCACCAATGCCCTGAGCCAGCTTGAGGCCGTCAACCGCGGCGACTACTCGGGCTTCGAGAACGCGCCGGACTACCTCTATGCGCGCGACCAGGGTATCCAAGGACTGGATCGAGGCGCGGCGTCGCGCGGAGCCCTGTATTCCGGTGGCGCCGATGCCGATCGCATCGCCTTCAGCTCGGGCCTGGCCACGCAGAACCTCGGCAACTACACCAACCGGCTCACCGGCTTGGCTCAGATGGGCCAGAACCAGTCGCAGTACCTGGGCCAGCTGGGCCAGAACTACGGCAACCAGTACGGCAACGCCATGGGCATCAAGGGCAACGCGAACGCGCAGATTGCCTCGGCCGGCGCGATGACGCAGGCAGGCTACGGCAATGCCCTGGCGGCCGGCGCTGGCGCCTATCTGGGCGGCATGGGGGGTGGGAATGCCAACAGCCTTGGCAGTCTCCAGGGCTTCGGCAACAACATGGACGGCCTGATGAGCCAGCCCGGCGCCGGGCGCCGATCCAGTTACGACTTCAAGGGGTGGGTGTAAGCCATGGTCGACCTCCAGCAGAATTTCCTCGCCTCGCTACAGGGCGGCCTCAACATCGGGCAGCAGGTGCGCGGTATCCAGAACCGAAACCAGCTCAACCAGCTGGCCTCTCAGGCATATGGTGCGACCACGCCGGAACAGCAGCAGTCGTTGCTGACCAACATGGCAGCGATCGACCCGGCATCGGCCCAGGCCCAGCAGAAGTCGTTCGCCAGTGACGAGGACCGCCGCAGTCAGACGATGGTCAACATGGCCAAGCTCCTGACGTCTGCGCCGGAGCAGGCCCGGCCTGGCCTCTACCAACGCATGGTGCCGACCCTGAGCCAGTACGGCATGACCGACTTGCCGCAGCAGTACGACGCGCAGACAGCGCCGATCATCAATCAGGCGGCCCAATCTCTTGTTAACGCCTTCGGCGGCCTGGACAAGAACACCCCGACCGACGTTCGGTCCTTCCAGCAGATGACCGCGGGCCTTTCGTCGGAAGATCGGGAGCGCGCACGCCGGGTCAATCTCGGCCTCGACCCTCGCCAGTCTTCCGCAGCCATCAGCTACCAGAAGGTGCGCGGTCCAGACGGGATAGAGCGTTTGGTGGCGGTGGATCCGCGCCAGATCGGCGCACAGGTGGTTGGCGATGGAACCGGCTATGGCTCGTTCTCGGAAGCGCCCCAGCAGCCGGCTCCGCAAGGCGGCGGCCACTTCGGCGCCTTCAGCCAGCTGGCCACGGAATTCCCTGCAGTGACCATGACCAGTGGCGCGAGATCCGCTGAGCGTAACGCGCAGGTCGGGGGGCAGCCCAACAGCCAGCATCTCAACGGCACCGCCGCTGATTATGCGGTGCCGGCCAACCAGAAGCCGGCGTTCATCTCCCGCGCCCGTCAACTCGGTTACCAAGCGATTGATGAAGGCGACCACATCCACCTGCAGCTTCCCCGCGGTGTCGGTGGTGGTGGTGCCAACATGTTCGCCGGGCGCCGGCCTGAGGACGAGGCTGCAGCCGTGGAAGCCGCAAAGCTCAACGCCCAGCAGCAGTTCCTGCCGCAGGAGTTGGGCATGCGCACGCAAGCCGCTCTGCAGCAGGAAGCCGGCAAGGCCGCGCTCTCGCTCCAGGCGGATCAGAACAAGCAGCAGGCCACCCGCTCGCGCGATGCCAATACCGCACTTGACCTCCTCGACCAAGCGGCTGAGCTGCTGCCCAATGCCACGGGCAGCCTTGCTGGCGCGGCGCTAGACCGTGGCGCGGCGACGTTCGGTCGCTCCACGCCGGGCGCCCAGGCTACGGCGGCGCTGAAGGCCATTGCAGGCCAGCTGACGTCCAAGATGCCTCGCATGGAAGGCCCGCAGTCCGACAAGGACGTGCAGCTCTACAAGGAAATGGCCGGCGACCTCGCCAACGATACGTTGCCGGTTGAGACGCGCCAGGCCGCGCTCCGACAGATCAGGGCGCTGCAGCAGAAATATGCGGGCGGAGGTATGGCGGCCGGCGGCGCCCCCCGCCAGATCCAGTCCGCTGCCGAGTACGACTCACTCCCGAGCGGCGCCCTCTTCATTGCGCCTGACGGCACGCAGCGGAGGAAGCGCTGATGGCCAACCCCTGGGATGACGACGAGATCGTGGTGGCCGCGCCGGCGGCCCAGCAGCAGAGCATGGCTGGCGGCAACCCGTGGGACGCTGACCCCATCGTGGACGAGTACCAGGGCGGCGACGGCCCGGGTCTGAACATCGATATCGTCGGCGGCATCCCCGAGAGCCTGGTCAACGCCGGGCGGGGGGCGGTGCAGAAGGAAATTATGCCGCCGGCCACCGCGCCTGACGGCTGGGAGTACGGCGCTGGCCGCGACGCGGCGTTCGGCGCTCGCTCCCTCATCCAAGGCACTGGCGGCCTCATCGGCGCACTCGGCGGCGACGCCTTCAACAACTACGTCGCCAACCCGATTGCCCGCCAGCTGGGCATGCAGGAGGCTCGGCCCTACCGTGAGGAGGCTGCGGCGCTGTCCGACCGCATTGGCCTGCCGAAGGCGCAGACCTCCGGCGACCGCATCTTGGGTGACGTGGGTGAGGCGCTCACCGGCACCGGCCTGACGCTGGGCATCGGCGCGGGCATCAACGCCCTGGCCGGCCTGGCGCCGCGCGCTGCTGCCCCGGCTGCGGGCAACCAGCTCTCGCAGCTGCTGACCGCTCAGCCTGGCATGCAGACGCTGTCGGCGGCTGGTGGCGCTGGCGCATCGTCCGCGGTGAGGGAGGCTGGCGGCAGCGAAGGAAACCAGCTGCTGGCCGGCCTGGCCGGCGGCCTTGGGCCCAGCCTGGCTCGAGCAGGTGCCGGTGCAACCGCACGTGGCATCGTGCGCGGCGCATCGGGCGAGCAGATGCGGAACAACCTGGTCGACTTCCAGGCCCTTGGCGCAAACCCATCTGTTGGGCAGGCCTCCGGCAACCGGCTGGTGCAAGGCATGGAGAACGTCCTGGCCGGCGGCCCCACAAGTGCAGGCGTGATGACGCGGTTCGCTGAGCAGCAGGCCGACGACATCGGCGAAGGGCTCCAGAACATGGCCGGCGGCATCAGCCGCAATCCCAGCGCAGAGCGGGCAGGGCGGGCCATTGAGCGCGGCGTTGACACTTTCAACAACAACGTGGGGGCCACGCGGCGCGCGCTGTACTGGCAGGCTGACCAGTACATTCCCGACGCCACTCAGACCCCAATGCAGAACACGCTGCGCACGGCGGTGGATCTGACCACGCCGGACCCGCAGGCGGCGGCTACCACGGGCGGCCTGATTCAGCCGGGCATCGCCGCGCTGCGGCAGAACCTTGAGGCAGACCTTGCCGCAAACGGTGGCCAGCTGACTTATGGGGCGCTGCGGCGTATTCGTTCGGAGATCGGCGAGCAGATCGGCAACGCGTCGCCCCTCAACCCGCCGGCCGACATCCGGGAGCTTAACCGGCTGTATGGGGCGCTGTCAGAGGATATGCGTGCAGCCGCGCGTAGCCAGGGGCCGGAAGCGGTGGCCGCGGCGAACCGTGCCAACAATTACACGCGGGCATCTGCCGAACGCTTGGACGCCATGCGCCGTGTGGTTGAGAAGGCCGGCGGCCCGGAAAAGGTCTACAGCGCGGTCATGTCCGGCACCCGAGACGGCGGCACGACCCTGCGCTCCGTCATGCAGTCGCTCCCGCCGGATGGTCAGCGAGCCGTGACCGCAGCCGTCATCCGCCGCATGGGCATGGCCAACCCCGGCGTGCAGGATGCTGCTGGTGAGGTGTTCAGCGCTCAGACCTTCCTGCGCAAGTGGAACGATGTCAGCCCGGAGGCGAAGCGCGCGCTGTTCGACCGCTTTGGCCCTGGCTTCACTCGGGACGTGGACCGGATCGCCAGCGTGGCGCAGAACATTCGTGACGGCGCGAGGGTGTTCGCCAATCCGTCTGGCACCGCGAACCGTGCGGCGGCTATGACCTACGGCGGGTCACTTGTTGCATCGCTGTTTGATCCAAGCCTTGTCTCAACCGGAGGCCTTGTTCTTGGCGGGGTAGGTTCGAACGTGCTTGCACGCTATATGACCGACCCGCTTATCGTTCGGGAGCTGGCCAGGGCTACCACTATGCCAGCGAGTGGGATATTGGCTACCTCTCGGAATCTGCACAGGATTGCCGAAAGCCGAGGAGACGAGGAGCTGGCCCAGTTTGCCAACGGCCTAGCTGAGAATGCGCACGCCCAAAATAGCCAGGCTCGCAAGAACCCCTAGGCCGCAAATGGCGATGATTGCGATTTTTGCCCAGTTCCGGAGCCCAATCCCACCTTCGATCTCAGCCTCTCGGGACCTCTGCGCCCAGTCCTTCGGTTGCCCACCGACGTTGGAGAGGTCGAATTTCTGCTTGCTCATGGCCTGCGGCTCTGATCCTTAGACGCCCGAATCCTACCACCCCAAAACCCGGCCCGCCTTGAGCGGGCTTTTTCTTGCCCGGAGATCCCATGGCAGCGTACCGCTTTTACAATCCCGCCCCGGTGCTGATGGACCTGCTGGGGCTGCAGCCGTGCGCCGGCGGCTCCCTGGCGTTCTACGACCTCGGGACCACCACGCCCCGCAACACGTGGAGCGATTCGGCGCAGACGATCCTCAACACCAACCCGGTGCTGCTGGACAGCTCGGGCCGGGCGAACACGAACATCTGGCTCGACGGGGCCTACTCGGTGCGCCTGCGTGACGCGGCCGGCCAGGTGGTGTGGACGCGCGACGTCAACAGTGGGGTCGCTGCCGGGCTGGTGATCCCCACGCCGCTGCCATCGGGCAAGTACCTGACCAATGACGGCTCCAACCTGCTGTGGGGGGAGTTCTTCCAGCTCCCGGACCCGACTGGCTCGGACGGCAAGATTGTGGTTGCCTCGGACGGGGGATTCGTCCTGCAGGCCCAGCAGACGATCCCCCCAGCGCCAGTGACGGCGGACAAGTCCATCCGCATCGGCAAGCTGCTGGACCAGTGGGGCACGCAGACGATGCCGGCCACCAACGCCCAGTCGGCCTCCATGTCCTTCAGCTTCCCGACCCCATTCGTGGAGGTTCCCGACATCCACATCAACATCCTGAAGGGGGCGGTTGTGGATGAGGGGTATCTGGGCATGATCACCGCGGTGCCGACTGCTACCGGCACCCAGATCTTCTGGAATACCGGCGTCGATGACTTGCGGCCGGGCCTGCGCCTGACCAGCCCGTTCAACTTCTGCTGGCGCGCCGTAGGCAAGGTTGAGGCCTGATGCCGACCCCCGCCGAACAGCCGCGCTTTGACCAGCCGGTCGTTGACCAGCGGGGCCTTGTCACGCGCGCGTGGCAGGACTACTTCCTGCGCATGTCCTCGCGCTCGAGCCAGGAGGATCTGGCCGCGATCGTCGCGGAGATCCGGCGGCGGGTTGACGAGCTGCAGGATGGCCAGTCACTGAGCTTCCAGATATTTGGGGAGCGTTCGATCATCGTCAACGGCGTTCCGCAGCCAGGCGGGGTGGTGATCGTCACCCTTGAGGGCGATGTGGACGCTCCAGGGAATACCCGCTACTACGGTACGGGGCTAGACGGGGCTAGGGGATGGTTCGCCGTCGAAAGCGCCATTGCTGGAACCGCCGGCCAGATTGTCAAGACGGTTGGCCTTGATGGCGTAGCCACGCTGTCGCTAGACGCTGCGGTCGTGAGTTCTCTTGCCCTCGCTAATTCAGCCCTTCAGCAGGTGCAGGCCGGAAGCAACATATCGGTCGACAACACTGACCCCAAAAGGCCAATCGTTTCGGCGGACGTGAGCGGTAGTGGCCTCTATCCCATCCTGACGGACCAGCTCGGCAATCCGCTGACAGACCAGCTCGGGCGCCAGCTGTACTCCAACGTTCCAGCGCTCAACATCCTGACGCCGATGACACTGGCCGCTGCCAACGCACTGACCGGCGTGGCTGACTTCCAGATGGTGGCGATCACCGACCTGGCCGGCGGTCGTGAGCCGTGCTGGTACGACTCGACGGTGGCCAGCGGCACGAAATGGCGCCGATTCTCTGACCGGAACATCGCAACCTGATGGCACTCAATCAGATCACCTCAACTGGACATTCCGATGCCGAAATACGCTACTGACTTCGGGTCTGCAGCCCCCCTAAGTGGCGCCGAGCTTGTGCAGATCGTGCAGGGCGGCGCCGACAAGCAGGTGACTGCAGCGCTCCTCGCCGCGCTGGCCCGCGTGCCCACCGTGCAGACCGTGGCATCCGCCGCCACAGTGACGCCGACCTTCGGCAACGACCTGGTGGCGATCACCGCGCAGGCAGTCGCCTTGGCCGTGGCCAACCCCACCGGCACCGCAATCCCCGGTCTCGGTATGGTGATCCGTATCAAGGACAACGGGACCGCCCGCGCCATCACTTGGGGCACGCAATACCGCGGCATCGGGGTGGCGCTGCCCAGCACCACGGTGGCCACCAAAACCACCTACGTGGCCATGATCTTCAACTCGACCGACACGACTTGGGACGTGGTCGCCGTGGGTACGCAGGCATGATGCCCATCGCTGCCATGCGGCTGCGGAACGCAACCGCCATCGCTTACACCTACCAAGTGTTCCTGGCCTCTGGATCGTTCGTGGTTCCTGCCGGCGTAACGTCAGCGCAGGTGCTCCTGGTGGCCGGTGGTGGCGGTGGCGGCAGCCGGCAGGGCGGTGGTGGCGGCGCGGGCGGTGTGCGCACGGTCACCGTTCCCGTCACCCCCGGAGCGAGCGTTACCGTAACGATTGGCGGCGGTGGTGCGGGTGGTTCGGCAGGCGGCCGCGGTGCCAACGGATCGGCCACCAGCTTCGGTGCAGAAACGACCGTAGGCGGCGGCGGCGGCGGTGGGCGAACCACGAATGGCCCAGGCAATGCGGGCGGCAGCGGCGGTGGTGGCGGCCCTGAAGGCACTGGCCTCGGTGGCGCCGGTACGGCCGGGCAGGGCAGCGCGGGCGGCAACAATCACATGGCCACTGGCGGCAATGTTGGTGCCGGCGGTGGTGGTGCTAGCCAAGTGGGTCAGCCGGGCAGCGGGTTCAATGAAACCGGCATCGGTGGCAAGGGCGGGGACGGCATTACTCTTGCCGCGCTCGGCTGGTCCTCTGCGGTGGCGCTTGGAGCACCCGCAGCCGTTGGCGGCGGTGGCGGCGGATCCGTAGCTCTTCTGATAGGAAATTCTGGCGGGGCCGGCGGCCTGGGCGGTGGCGGCGCAGGCCCTGGGAACACCACGGCCGAAACAGTGGGCGGCGCTGGCACGCCAAACACTGGCGGTGGCGGCGGCGGCTCAAATGCCAGCACCCCGCTAGGTGGGGCTGGTGGCAGCGGACTTGTCGTGGTCAGGTGGACGTGATGCTCGCCGGTAGCGCCGCAGCGGAACGTCGATGAAATGATAGCTGGCGGCAGCCAAGACCATGGAAGCGATGGCGGTCATGGCCAGGGTTGGCGCCCAGTCGAAGCGGTCCCTCAGCCAATAGACCAGCGGGAAGTGCCACAGGTATATGCCGTAGGACAGGCGCCCGATATAGGCGATGGCAGGAGCTGCCAGTAAGCTGGCACAGCCCTTTTCGCTGCGGGCGTAAACCACCATCCCGACCGCGCCGGCCTCGGCCAGTACCAGCACGCCGGCGAGGCCAGCAGGCTCATGGAATGACGGCACAGCGACGGCCACAACCATCGCCAGCACGGCAAGCGGGGTGTAACGGCTGGTGACGGCCGGCAGTATGGCAAGCAGGCAGCCCAAGATCAGCCCGCTAAGCCGCGTATCGAACCGGAAATAGGTGGGGTCCCAGCCCAGCCAGTGGTAATTGGCGACGCGCCAGATGGTGGCCAGGGCGTAGGCAACGACCAGCACCATGACTGGCCGGCGCTGCCGCAGCACGATCGGCAGCACCAGTGGCCACAGCAGGTAGAAGTGCTCCTCCACCGACAGCGACCAGGTGTAGCTCAGCACCTCGGGTTCGCCGAGCAGCGCTCGCGTGTAGTCGGTGACGTATAGGGCCGCCATCGCCGCATAGCGCCAAGCCGGCAGCTCGGGCCACAGGTGTGGGCTGGCGATCACGAACGCGGCCAGCACCAGCAGCAGGGTGGGGTAGAGGCGGAGCGCGCGGCGCCAGTAGAAGCGCGCGACCGCGATACGGCCAGTGGCCGCCTGCTCCTTCGCCAGGATCGAAGTGATCAGGAAGCCGGACAGCACGAAGAACAGGTCGACGCCGACATACCCGCCACCAGCCAGCGGCGCGCCGGCATGGAACGCCAGCACCGCCAGCACCGCAATGGCCCTCAATCCGTCGAGCGCGGGGTTGTATTGCATGGCGTTCCCTCGGGGTCCTGGCTGGATTGTGGCACGGTCGCATCGGGTGAGACGCCCGGGCGTATGCTGCGGGCATGGACGCCCCCGACAAGCCCGAACCGCCCGACCGCCCCGACCCCACGAAGCTGGAGCCGGCCCATGGCCACCTGCTGCTGCATGACACCCGGACCCCGGAGGAAAAGCTGGCCGCCTCGCTGAAGGAGTCGGCCAGGCGCAAGGGCAGGGGGCGGTCGAAGTGGTGGGAGAAGGGCAGCTGAGCGCCAAGAGAAAAGGCCCCGCGTGAGCGAGGCCTGATCGAATTGCGGAGCGGTTCGTTTATTGCGGAGCGAAAACCACCGCTCGAAAACCCCGCAAACCATTGGTGCCGAAGGTGGGACTCGAACCCACACGCTTTTAAGGGCGGCGGATTTTGAGTCCGCTGCGTCTACCGATTCCGCCACTTCGGCTGGCTGGCCGCGTAGTGTATACAAATTGTCGAGATCTGTGCAGCCCTGAATGCTTCATGTGATGTTCGGCCTTCATCCGGGCAGGACGTTATACTCACCGGGCTGAACCATACAGAGAGCCGGGATGAGTGCATTGCAGGATCTTCGGGTACTGGTGGTCGAGAACGACGAAATGAGCGCGGCCCTGCTGCAGATGCAGCTGGGCCAGTCCGGCGCGGTCGTCGTCGGCCCCGCTGCGTCGGTTGCCGACTCGCTGCGCCTGCTCGGTGACTCCGAGCCCCAGGTGGCCCTGCTGGATTACCGGCTGGCCAATAACGAAACCAGTGAACCGGTCGCGGCCGCCTTGAGCGCCCGTGGCATTCCGTTCGTGCTGGCCACCGGCATGGCGCCGGACCACCTGCCGGCGGTCTTCCGCACCGGCGTGATGCTGACCAAGCCGTACCTCACCGCGGAACTGAACGCGGCATTGGAACGCGCGCTGCAGATCGCATCGGTCGCCAGCTGACCCCTGCGCTCACGCCGCTTCGGTGTGGACGAAACTGACCGCCTCGCGGTCATCCAGGATGCGATACAGCGCCTCCAGGTCGTTCGGGTCCGGATTCAGCCAGGCATCCAGGTTGTCCGGCCGGATCGGAATGATGCAGCGGTCATGGCCGGCCGCGGCGACATCGCGCGGCGGTTCGTCGGTGATGGCCGCAAACGACAGCAACCGGCCCTCCGGTCCTTCCCATTCCGACCACAGGCAGGCGATGAGCAGGTCGCGTGGCGGCTGTGGGCGGAACTCCAGCACTACGTTGCTGGCCTTCTCGCCGGGGGACAGGGCGCGTTGCTCAAGCGCATGCCGGGGCACGTGTTCGTAGAACGACTGCACCACCACCACGCCATGGCAATGTCCGAACGCGGGCTTCCAGTACCCGCCCAGGCTGTCGCGGCGCGCGTTGTAGGTGCCGGGGTACAGCGTGTCATTGCGGGCCGGCGTGTCCGGGAGGCGGCATTGATAACGCATCGGCTTGATCACGCGCTGGCCGCGCTCGGACACGATCACCGGTGCATAGACGCCCGGAAAGATGCGGCTGTCGCGCGGCAGCAGCCCGGTGCGACGCAGGTCGTCCAGCCGTGCCTGCGCGCGTTCGACGCGGTTGCTGGCGATGCGCGCATCGTTGCGTGCCTTCTGCGTAGGGCGCCTGGCCAGGCTGGCGTGGGCGGCATCGCGGCGTTCGCCCTGCACGCGGATCTCCGCGTCCAGCGCCTGCATTTCCTCGGCATGCCACTGCTGGATCTTCGCCACGATGTCCTGGCCCTGCGCGGTGCGCGCGCCGGCAAAGCCGTCATCCATCGCCTTGGGCGTTTTCGGGCGCTGCTTGCCGGCATCATGGGCGTACAACTGGGCGAACTCGTCCAGCGACATCATGGCGCCGTACTCGCGAACCAGCTTGGCGTAATCGGCGCGGATCTGGGCGGAGTAACACATGGGGCAGGGGCGGACAAAAGGGGCAGGGGAACAGCATAGGCGGGTTGGTATCACCGGATGAGAAAACGATGCGGCATGCTGGCCACACGTTCACGTGTACGAGGTGGTCCATGATTCTGCCGGCGGGTCTGACGTGCATTCCCCATCCGCCCAGCGTGGCCGAATACCGCGAACTGCGGGTGCGCGCCGGGCTGAGCCCCAAGACACTGGAGGCGGCCACGCTGGGCCTGCCTCATACGGTGTTCGGGGTCAGTATCCGTGAGGGCGAACAGCTGCTGGCGATGGGCCGGCTGGTGGGCGACCGCGGCTGCTTCCTGCAGGTGGTGGACATTGCGGTGGTGCCCGAACGGCAGGGCCGGGGCCTGGGCAAGGCGGTCATGGGCGAACTGGATGCGTGGCTGCAGGCCAATGCGGTGGGGGCCTACGTGAGCCTGATCGCCGATGGCGACGCGCACCGCCTGTATGCGCAGTTCGGCTTTGCGTTGACCGCGCCACGATCGGTGGGCATGGCCAAGGTGGTGCGGTAGGTACCGACCGTTGGTCGGTACGAAAGGCCGTGAATGCCGACCATTGGTCGGTACGCGTTGACGAATCGCCGTGTCGACCAACGGTCGGCACCTACCGGGGCGCACAAACAAAAACCCCCGGCATTGCCGGGGGCTGTTGTTTGTAGCTGGCGTCCCCACGGGGATTCGAACCCCGGTCGCCACCGTGAAAGGGTGATGTCCTAGGCCTCTAGACGATGGGGACGCGT